CGACGGCAACGCCTACGGCTACGGCTACGGCACCGGCTACGGCGACGGCGCCGGCTACGGCTACGGCGACGGCTACGGCGACGGCTACGGCAACGGCAACGGCAACGGCTACGGCAACGGCAACGGCTACGGCAACGGCTACGGCAACGGCTACGGCTACGGCTACGGCAACGGCTACGGCAACGGCTACGGCACAGCTTCACCGCATCGTCTCAGAAGGCAGGCTCCCGCACCATGACGGGTTGGGTTTACATCAAAAAAGGCGCTACACGCCCGTGGGGAGATGTGCTGGTCGCACGCCGCACGGGTGGCGATGCAGAGGATCGGCTAGCGGCGGCCATTTGGGGCGAAAAGCCGGAATGGCGCACAACTGTAACCATTGCCCATTGGCACAGGGGCCGCAAGAAGTGGACACACGGCCCGCGCGGCGAGGAAGTGCGTGGTGTCTATGCGTGGGCGGCCCTGCCAGACGCTCCGTTCCTACCAGAGGAATTTTGCACCAGAGAGGACAGCAGATGAGTGACTTAGTGGAGAGGCTGCGGCGCGGAGACCCGTGCATTGAATGCTGCGACGACCGTTGCAAGGTAATGGACGTTCGCTCCGGGTGTACATGCGCCGAAGCTGCAGACACCTTAACGCGCCTCACCGCAGAGGTGGAGAGGCTGCAAGCCATCATCACGGCAGCGGATTGCGGTTCGCCAATCTATAAGGCCGTCGAGCGCGTGCTTGATGAAAAGTCCGCATGGATTTCGCGGCCTAATCATGAGGTCACGAGCGCGGTTGCGCTGTCCGCAGGAATAGCATGGTCAATCTATTACCCCTTGGAACTGGTAGATCAAAACCTGTCACTGCAACTAGACAACCTCCGTCTCACCGCACGCGTGAAGGAGCTGGAGGCGCCGCTGCAAGCAATCTTTGACCTGCCCGGCGAACTGAACCCAAGCAACTATGATCACGATGACGTCTGTGCTTGCAATGCCGCCTTGTGCGAGGCTTTTACCATCGCCCGCGCCGCCCTCTCCCCCGCACCTACAGGAGGACAGTAGATGCCTGTCGTATCGTTTGAATATGTCGAGAAATATGAATCCCTCACCGCAGCCCGCGCTGAATGCGAGAGGCAGTATCAAGAAAAGGTGCAAGAGATTATAACCCTCACCGCCCGCGTGGAGGAACTGGAGGCGGCGCTAGACGCTGCCCACCTGGACTTTGCCAGTGAAAACTACAACGTATCCAGCCTCACCGCCCGCGTGGCGAAACTGGAGGCGGCGCTAGACTGCGTGCTGACGGGCAGGGGTGATCCTGTAATGGTTGCCGCTATAGCTCTCCACGGTGATCCCCGCGCCGCCCTCTCCCCCGCACAGCCTGACGGAGACAAGTTATGAGTCTAACACCTGACATGATGCCAGCATGGGAACTCAGAAAGCATTTGGATGACCGTGACGCAAGCATTGTCATTCTTGGCAATGAAGTCACCAGCCTCACCGCCCGCGTGAAGGAACTGGAGGCGGTGTTGCGACAAATCGCTGATGCCCCCGCGTGGGGTGCTCCCAACAGGTGGGAACCGACACCGTTTGAGGTGCGCCAGTTAGCCCGCGAAGCCCTCTCCCCCGCACAGGCCGCGCCAGAGAAGGGAGGTGAGTGATGAGTGAGGAGGGTATCATAGTCATGACATTCATAATCTGCATGACCGCAGGGTTTATGTTCGTTGTTTGGAGGAGCCCATGACTAACATCACCATCCCGCCCGAGGCGCTGAAAGAGGCGGCTCAAGATGTCTGCATTGTCATGGGGCATAGATGGGAAAAACTTGGCGAGGATGACCGGGAGTATGCGCTTAGTATTGCCCGCGCCGCCTGCCTCGCCATGCTGCGAAGCTGGCCGGAAGTTGGATTTGTCCGACAAGATATAAATACGCCTGTCTCGTATCTTGTCCTCCCCCTTACGGAGCCCAGCGATGCTGACAAATAATCAACTACCGAAAGAAGCTCTTTGGGCAGCCATGGAATGTCAACAGAACGGCGGCAGCGTTTCGTCAATCATCGCCGCCGCCATCAATGCGTGGCCGGGGATGACGGCAAAGCAACCTACCGAGTATGTGGCCCTGTTCCACTGCACCGCCCCCGCCATCATCCTCCCCCTCACGGAGCCCCGCACCAGCGGGGAGTATGCCTCCGAGAGCGGCTATTGCGGAGGGTGCTAGCGATGAATGACATGACATCAGCCACCCCCCGCCCCGGCAGTCAGGCAGCCATTAACGATGGCTGCACTTGCCCCGTGATAGACAATCATTATGGGCGCGGTGTGCAGACCAAAAATGGCGTTGAGTTTTGGATTTCTGGAGATTGCCCTGTCCACGCAAAACCGAGGAGCAACGCCAATGACAAGTGACGAAGCCCGCGCGGCGCTGCGCGAGAAGGTGGCGAGAGCGATATACGAGCACACCGGCGGCACAAAATGGGATGTTCTTGGCGAGGAAGGCACCAAAGAAGACTATCGTATTGAGGCAGACGCCGCCATAGCCGTGGTGCTGGAGGAAGCGGCGCGGGTGGCGGAACCGAAGAGAAAGCCCTGTGACTGCGTAGAACAGACGCCAGACGGGACATGGTTCTGTGACTGCGGTTGCACTAACAGCGGAGACTTCGCCAATGCGATGGCGTGGTGCAATGACGCAAACATCGCCGTCGCCATCCGGGCGATGATCGGGAAGGACTAGCGTTTGTTCCGACACTTCTTGGCGAAGTTGTCCCACTCCCCGCCGCGCCTGGCACAGTCGCGCATGGCCTTCTCGTCTTCCGGGCTCATGCGCTTGGACACGAACGCCCACACAAACGGCCACAGGCGTTGAAACAGCCTGTAGCCAAATTCAATCCAGAACTCAGGTCTTCGCGCAAAGAGGAAGGCCCCGGCGATTAAGCCGAGGCCGACAAGCACATAGCCGATAACCTCCGGCGCGGACATATCACGCCGAAGTCTGTTTGTTCGGGATAGCCCACACCAGAACCGGCGTGAGAAGCCCGATAATGGTTGTGATTTGCGTCTCCGAAATCCAACTCAAGTTGAAGCCGGTGAAGCTCTGAATGATGAACAGCAAGCCCATCACCATAGCAACTAACGCTTTGTCCACCGAGGTAATCATGTTAACATGCTCCTATGATTGATTTGACATGCACAGTTTGCGGGATGGCCTACAAGGTCAAACCCTATCGGGCAACAATATCGAAATATTGTTCGCCAGAATGCAGAGCGTCCAACACCGCTAAATGGACATCCAGGCCCATTGCAGATCGGTTTTGGGAGAAGGTTGATAAACGTGGCGCAGATGAATGCTGGCCTTGGCTTGGCGGGACCACTTTTTACGGATACGGAGTGATTGGCAAGGGACGCGATAAACTGATCCGCGCACACCGGCTGTCTTACGAAATGCATAACGGGCAAGTTTCTGAAGCAGAAGTAATCCGCCACACTTGCGACAATCCGCCATGTGTAAACCCGCGACATTTGATCAAGGGAACGCAAAAGGACAACATGGCCGACAAAATTGAACGCGGTCGTCACGGACACCCACCTAAAAAACTGTCTGATGAGGCCGTTGCAGAAATTCGCAACAGCGCGGAAGGTGTTCGTTCCTTGGCTAGAAAGTTCGGCGTGTCTCCCGCCCTTGTTTGCAATATCAGGGCAGGAAGACGCCGAATAGAAAGATGACGGAGTACACATCAAACGGGGAAGCCGTTTTTCTTTGCCCACACCTTAGCCGGGAAACAGGGGCACGCTTTTGCCACTCCCGCAAAATCCCGATGGCCTAGAACCTTGGCCTTAGGATACTTCTTCAAAAGCCCCGTCAACAGCTTGCGGAGAGTGTCCCACTGCTGCGGAGTGTAATTGTTTTCCGGCTTGAAGGTTTCGTTGTTCAGCCCGCCCGCAAGGCAGATGCCGACTGAATCGACGTTGTGGCCTTTGACGTGACTGCCGATGGCGTCCACGGGGCGGCCCGCCTCAACCTTGCCCGAGCGGCGGATGACATAGTGATAACCGCACCCGCTCCATCCTTGGGCGCGATGCCACTGGGTTATTTCCTTAACGCCCACGTCCATGACGGCGCGGGTTGCGCTACAGTGGATGACGAGCCAATTCGTGCGCTTGCGGTTCAAAGGTCTTCTCCTGGTTCGATGCTGTCCTGTGTCGCGTATCCCGTGCCGCCCATGAGGACACAGGTCATGCCGTCCTGGCGGCGCAACATGATTGTGAATGTTCCGGTTGTCGGGTTGCTGGTGAGGAACATCACGCCGCCAGCCGTCACGCCAGCGCCAACGATGCTTTCGCCGTACTGGTCTGCAATGCGCTTTTCGACCATGCCTGTCGGGCCGCAGGGCTGCTGCTGGGCGAGGAGAAGGGCGGCGAGGATGGCGTTCATGCGGCCTCCACCGGGGATAGAGCCCTGTTTTCGCCCCACCCACGCTTAAGCCTGTACAACGCTGTATGATATTTTACACCAACACGATTGCAGGCATCACGCAGGCACATCCGCTCACCATCAACAGTAACCCACTTGTTCCGTCGTGTGTTTCTCGACTGTTCTGCGGGTGTGGCCCACCTAACGTTTCCGGGTTCATAGCCACGGTTATTGTCAATTCTGTCCACGCTATGCTTTGGGCTTGGCCGTGGCCCTATATGTTCGATGAACCTTGCAAATCCGTATTCCCCTAACCATTCCCCGCAAATGTGAATGCCCCGATGATAATATGAATTGCGGTTTTCTTTCCCGGTGCCGCGCCGCACCATTCCTTCCCAAATCTGATATTCCACTGTTCTGGATTGGCCGTGCGTAGTCATCATTTCACGCCGCAGACACCCACAGCTTGCTGTGTTGCCACTGCGGAGCGAATAAATGCTTGCTTCGTACGTAGCGCCACAATCGCAACCACAAAGAAACATGGCGTGCCGGAACCGCTTTCCCGATTGCCGGAACTCGGAGAACTTGCGGACAGTCAACCGCCCGTACTTTTGCCCGTAATACTGTTCTGGCTCGAAACCCCGCCCTTTTGGCATCAGAGCATTCCCGGACGGAAAAAGCAGAAGAAGTCCGCTTTCATGTTCCCAACGGGATAGGACGGGATGCACATATGCCAATTGCCGTCGCCCGATTCCTGAATGCGTTCTTCCGGGACAATCGTATCCACTGGCATCGTGCGGAGCGGGTTCAGCTTGCGGGCCTGCTCAACCGTCAGCCTGATCCGGTAGCCTTCCGGCACGGGTTCAAGAACACCCGGCTCAATGAGCAGTTCGTTGCAGTCGCCAGATTTGGCGCTTGCTGCCGTGGTGCAGCAAGATCCGCCTGTTACGGGGTCGCGTTGGCCGATATACCAATCATGGGCACTAGCCGCCGTTGTGAGGCACAGCAGCGCCGCTAGGGTAATCCATATCTTCATCCGGGGGCGTCTCCATTAAGGTTGACTCCCCGAAACCCTTGACCGCTGTAACAATGCGGTCAGGTAGCCTGCGCCATTCTATCGGCTTGTTCAGGCTCTTGTAGTGGGCAATGGCCGCTTTCATTCCGGGGCTCACACCCAAGCATGAATACACGGCAACGAGGTCGGCATACTTTCCCCAATTTGTGCCGACCTTTATTCCCAAAGCACGCTCGTATTCGTCGTCATCGTTGAGCACTTCCGGCAAGATCAGATGACTTGCGAAAGGTGACTCGCCGCGCCGGATGCAGTCCGCAACCGCGTGGTATAGGTAAAGGCGATGTTGCTCTTGCGTGTAGTACGGAGTAGCCCTGAACGGGCTTTCAATTACTACCAGCTTGGATGGCGGAAGGATGCTCATGCTGCGACCTTCTGCTTACCCTTCTTTTGCGGCAAAATTGCGCCGTGTGCGGAATAAATTTCACGCCCTCTGAAATATGCTACGCCGTCCTGCACGACAACCAACTCAGGCGGAAGCAGCTTCCCCCGCTTGTATGTCGCCACGCAAAAGCCGGACCCCCAATTGAACGGATTATCCTCGCCATAGATGAACTTATCAACAGTCGGGCCGAAGTCGCTGAGAGTGCCGCAATCCACGCCGTAGCGCCGCCCGCGATAGTCCGTTAGCGGCGTAACGCATAGCCGGTGCAAGTGATTTGAGAAAAGGTGAAAACCAGACTTCAAAACATTGTTCCATGCCGCGTGAAGACCGTTATGCCACCGATGCTTGACCATCGTGTCGTCATTGATTTGCGTTGACCAAGCAAAGTTCCATTCGCTGAAGTGGTCCGGCAGGTCAGTCCCCGGAACCCCGACATATTCTCCCGCCTGCTGTGCAAGCCGCGCCGAAAACCGGGTGTCGTGGTTGCCCATGTTCCAGACGAGTTTCGCGCTGTTAGGGCATACGCTGGCAATCTCGCCTAGCATTTCCTGGCAATAGGCCAGTTCGTCAGCCACTTCCGGCATCTTGGCCCATGACGTGGCCGGGTGGCGCGATATTCTGGCACCGTCGAAGGCGTCACCGTTGCAGATGACCAGTTCCGGCTTCAATTCCTTGATGATCTGCACAAGTGCTTGGTGCGCTGTTGACCTGTCCCCAGGCCAATAGTGGGCATCTCCGAAGATGACCACCTGACCGTCTGGAATGTCCAGCGTGATGCGGTGTCCTATGCGGTCAACATGCGCTTTTGGCCGCCCGCTGCGAATATTGATGGCGCTGTCCAGAATTAGGCCGTGACGGTCTTCAATTGCCTTGCGTCTAGCATATACGCCCCTCAGATTAAGCCCCAGCGCCTTCGCCACCGCTGCGGGTGATCCAAGCCGCTTCCAGGCTGTGATAAATTCATCATCCGTGAATTTAACGGGCATCCACACTCCTATTCCTTGCGAAAGCCAAGACGCCATAAAAGGTCGGCCAGCGTCTTTCCGGCTTCGTCTATGTGGTTTTCTTCGGTGTATGGGAAAAGCAGATGAAGCCCCTCGTGCAGGGCGATATCCATTTCTGTCTTGGGTTCTAGTTCGGGGTCAATTTCAATGCGCCATTCGTCAATGTAGGCTTTGCCCCAACAGCCCTTGTTCCGTTTGTGCGAAAACCGGACCTTCCGCATATCAGTCAATCGGCTGGGCGGGAACCTGACGGCGCAACAGCGTCTTTATTTCTGCCAAGTCGGAGCGGATATAGCCAAACTGCTGCTCAAGAATGAGGATGCGGCTTTCATAGGAAGTCGTTTTGTCGCCTGACTTCTCAAGCTGCTCGATTCGGTTATCTATATTCGTCTTCCATGTCGTGCCGACATAAACCAGCGTAAGTGTCTGGATGACAAACATTACAATGATGCTGATGGGAACCTTCTTGTCCAAGTGCCAGTCTTCCATGAAAGCCCCCCCTATCAAGCGGAACGAAGCGCGATTGTCATCGCGGCCCATGCATTTACGTTTGAGTTTCCAAAAGCAGCCGGATTGAACGCGCCACCCGGCCAGCTTGGGACATGGCCAATGCCGAGAATACAATCATAAAGGTCATTGCTTGATGTAGCGAGGAAGTCCGTCAGTTCTGAAGATGTGAAATTCCCAACTTCTTCCACTTCTCCACCGGCTCCAATCACGACAAGGAAAGTGTTTTGTGAATTTGGCGTGATGCTGGCCGGGTCAACATCGCTGTCCGTACCTGTCGCAATTGTGACCGCCACGTCAATCGGCGTTACAGTGTCCACATTTCTAAACACATACACAGCATAACACCCGGCGTCATTGTCGCTGCCCGTAGGTCCAAAAGTGACCTGCGTGTCGGCTGTTATACGCTTGAAAGCCACGCGCAGATTTACATCAAACGCGCTACCGTCAACGTACATTTCCGAGCCTATGAGTTCATAAGGATCGGTGCCGTCCGTGATGGCCAGTGTGCGGTCTGTATTGGAGCCCGTGGCAAACACGGCAATGACAAAATCACCGGACGAGGCAGACGAGGCTATGCCGCCCGTCAAACCCGAGTTGAGAGCAAGCGTTCGGCTGGTCGCGGCGCTGCCCGCGAAGTCAGCAACCGCGCCTCCCACGAACACGATGTTATCCGGCGCACTGCTGCCCACGACGATGCCACCTAAACCCGGAAGCATGGTCTTAACTCACGTTGCGAATGAGGTTGCCAAACACGATTGGCCCGGTCGTGCTGATGACCTGATAAAACAGGATGTCCTTCGCGCCCGCCGATGCCGTCAGCGTCGGGTCTGTGCCGGACGGGAACACCCAGGCGGATGAGAATGTCAGGCTTCGGGGCGTTGCGCCCTGCGTGATATAGATGAAACCGGATTGCAGTTTCGAGGCATTGGCAACGCCAAGGGTCGAGTCCGCCGCGCCGGTCGTGAGCGTGAAGTTGAGGCCAGCGGAGAAGTCTGCCGTGGTCGTGCCGCCCGCACTGTAGGAAAGCGCCACGGACCCCGCCGCGCTCCATACCTTGTCCGTCACAAGGAACTTGTCGGCATCGTTGGCCCAAAAATTGGCGGCGGTCGCCTTGGCCGCTGAAAGGCTGTTCGAGGTAACATAGTTCGTCAGATCAGCGGCGGTCAGGTAGTCAGCCGGAACGTGGTTGTCCGACACGCTGGAAAGTGCCGCCAGGGAATGGGAAGCGGATAGGGAACCGGAATCAACCGTAACCGTGATTGTGGTCTCTGAGGTGTAGGAAGACGAGACAATCGTGCCATAGCGGTCACTGGAGCCGCTGCGGAGCCGCCAGCGGCGGTTTGCCACCCACCGGGCCGTCTGGTCGCCTGCCAGCTTGAACGCCGTCTGTGAGGCTACAGAGGCCGTGGCGCTATGCTCTACCCAGCCCCACTCATCCGGGCTGTAGATGGCGCGAATTTGGGCCATCATCTCGCGGGCAGAGTTATTGACCGAGCCGGGGGCCTGGCCTTCTGCGAAATTTATGGTGTTGGCACCTCCCGCAACGGAAGAATTGCCGCTGGCCGACGAGGACCATTTTCTAAAGTTGGCCATCTATGGCTCCTGTGGTATAGGGGGGAATGCAGAAACAAAAGCTGACGCCGTGGCATTGGGCGTCCATCATCGTTTTGATGACGGGCCTATACCTATTTAACCACGGCTGGCCGGGTTAGTTTTGGGCTTGGACGGTCCCAGCCGTGCCCAGCAGCATCAAGGCGCGGACGATGGCCTGTTTCTGCTGTTGGCTGGCGTTGATTTGGGAAACGGCGTCTGACAGCATTTTCTGTGCAATAGCCGGATCATTGGCGCGGAGCGCGTCTGACAGCATTTTGCGGACAGATGGCGGTTGCCCCTTTAGCGCCGATATGCCCTGAAGAATGGCATTCTTGGCAGCGCCCGTAAGATTGCCTGAAAGCATGTTGCCAAGCACTGACGGGTCTAAAAGGCCAATGTCTGCCTCGTCACCAAGGTTCATGTCCGTTCGTGAACCGCCCAACGCCTGATCCCGTGTTTCAAACATGGCTTGTTCGCGGCCAATTCTGCGTCCAAGCTGGGGAGCCTGACCGGGTGCGGCAAAAGCGGGGAACTCCTGGCCAAAGGCATCATTGATAAGTGGACGCACTTTGTTGACGCCCACCGCCGCCTGTTGAGTTTGGGCAATGAGCGGATCGGCGTAACCGGCGCGAAACGCTGCCTGTTGTGCCGGGGTTTTCTTCTGGAAGGCCGGAATGGTGTCCTCAAACCGCCCGCCCATCGCTGCGGCCCTGCCCTCATCCACGGCGTCAATGACTCTGGAATCGTCTGCGTACTGCGTCAGCGCCTTCTTGTAATCCTTGGACGCGCCCGCAAGGGCTGAATCCAGTTCATCCAGAACCGCCTTGAGTTTTGAATATTGGTTATTCTTCCCGGCGCGATATGCGGCGCTTGCCATGTCTCCAATGTCTTGGCGGACAGTGAGAAGCGCATTGAAGTCGATCTTCTGTGCGCGTCCATCACGGCCCACAAGCATGGACCGCACGCGAGTCATAAGCCCTTGGATGGTATCATCAGCCATGCCGGGAACGTTCATTACCCTGCCGCCGATTGTGGGCTTGCCAGCAATGCTGTCGATCTTGGCTATGACGTTATCGGTGTTGACACTGGACGCCGAATTTCGGGCGGCAGTATAGTTTATATCGCCACCGGCCTTCCGGCTTTGCTTAAGTGCTTCCGTGCGCTTGAGGGCTGTTGCCGGGTCGCCAAAGCCTTCGGAAAGCGCAGTTGATACACGCCGCCCCTGCCCCGCCTGCCGCTTGTTCAAGAACTCCACCATTGGCGTTCGCCCCTCGTTGGGGGTGCGAACAACGTTTCTGGCAAGTCGCTGGCCGGGATAGCCCATAGCGTCCATAACGGAATATACGTCCTGACCATCGGCGCGGGCCTTCGCCAAGTCTTGCGCAATAGCCTGCGGATTGGTTGCGGCCTCGTCCATTGCCTTGGTAAGAACTCCCTGAGTGGCCTTCTGCGGGAATAATCGAGACGTGATCGGCTTAGCAAGCGCCCCGCCAACCTTGGCCACGGCTTGCCCGCCCGCACCAAGGGCGGCACCGACACCAGCGCCAAGGCCAATGTTTGAATCGTTGCCAGCAGCGGTCAAACCACCAAAAGCCCCCCCGTCAATGGCCATTCCGCCAAGTTTTCCCCACATACCCGGAAGACGGGTTGCCGTAAGCCCCATCTGTGCGGCCTTGACTGCCGGAACAACAGACCCGCCGATCTCCGCAACAGCCCCAGGAATGCCTGCCCGCTCACGGGATGCGGCGGTTTCTTCGCGCCTTTTGAAAAGGCGCTCATCGTATGAGCCGCGCCCGACAAGTTCATCAACCTTCGCAAGAGCCTTGTCTCCGAAGCCAAAGGTCATCCCGTTGGCCGCAAGTCCCACAAGGTCGTTTGCCGCGACGAGCGGCTTTGCCCATCCGGGTAGGGCCGCAAACTCGCGTTCCGACTTGCTCACTCTCGCATTCGGCAACATGTCGCTAATTTCGGAGTCCATGCCAGCGGAAGGGCTTGAGACTGCACTTCCCGCTTGCTTTAGGCGAAGCCTTGCGCGAGCCAAGGCAAGGGCGCGTTTTTGCTCTTTTGTCATTGCCATTCCGCCCTCTCGTCAGGAGTCATTGCGTTCCATTCATCAGGCGTAATTCCATCAGGAATGCCGTCTGCCGATGACGCCGGTTGATTGGGCGAACGCCTCAGTTCTTGAACGCGATTGTACTTGTTCGTTCTTACTTTTTCAGCAAGAGAGATCATGCGATCAATTGTGCGCTCCCGAATTGTTGGTGGGGTGCTTGGGTCGGCGAGAATTTCCACGAATTGCGCCAACTCACGGTCAGTTGTCGCCCCCTTGAGAGTTTCAGACATAGCCTTGATTGCCTCAAGAGACATGATCTGTCCAAACTCTCGCGTTGCCTTTGCCGCTTCTGGATCAATACCAACATTTTCAGCACCGGGAATCGCGGTGCCAATCCACCCGCGCGTTCCAGCCGTCCATCCTGTAAACGTCTTCTTGTTAAGTTCACGCGCCACCTGAAGCGAATCAATGGTATTGTCGAGAATCGGCAACTCGTCTTCGGAAGCCCAAAGCTGTTTTAGTTCTGTCGCAGAGGCGCGAGTGTCGCCCTTTTTGTTATCACCAATCTTAACCTTGTTTGTTGGGTCTGCCTCGTCAACAGCATAAACGCCATCTTCAAGCGTCACGGTCTTCCACTTAACGCCAGAGCCGCTACCGGTGTCGCCCTGATAAAGGACATTCCCGTCCGCGTCCACAAGCGCACCGCCAACGGTGTAAAGTTTCTGCTGTTCAGGCTGTTGCAACGCCGGATCAGTGGCGTTCATGTACGCCTCAAGATAGCCGGGAACACTCCGTGCCTTCATCTGCACATCAGGCGGCAGGGACTTTAGCAACTCCTCGCGCTGTGCTGCCTGCTGTTGCGCCTGTTCCCGCTCCTGCCGCTTCATCGCAGCTTCTTCCATCAGCCGTTGCGCCGTGTACTGCTCTTTATTCCGCTGCGTGGAACTGTCCTTGGCTTGGAGCATGGACGTCCCGAGATTGGCGAACGGGTCCACGCCGCCCTGATTGTTGGCAAGGAGATTTGCGCCAATGTCGCCAATATAGCCAAGCCCCGCCTTGTAGCCCGCTTCCGGGTCATCGGGAGCGAAGCCGAAGGGCGCGGTTTGATTGCCAAGGCCCGTCACGAATTTCTTGATAAGGTTCATGTGATCGGTCCCTTAATAGATGCCTTGGCGATAGCCGCCCAAGCCGCCAAGCATACTGGCACCCTGCAAGCCGAGGCCGAGCGCCGTTGCCCACGGATTTGGCGCGGGCGTCTTCATCGTGCTTTCCGTGCTGCCAGCGGGCGCACCACCGAGAAGCCCCACATAATTCTGAAGCCAACTCATGTCCTTGTTGGCGTTGTAATCGTACCGCTCACGTTCGGCATCAATAAGCCGCTGGTTATAATCGTCCATGCCCTGCCCTGCGAGGCCAAGCATTGAAATATCCTTGTAATCGTTCGCGGCAAGGCCCGGTGCCATGCCGAGCGCGTTCATCATGTTGCCGCGTTCCATGCCGTAGTTGTTAAACGCCATGTTCGAGGAAATGTCGCCAACGCCCCGCGCCAAATCCTGATTTGCATCGCTGTACGCCTGACCCTGCATTCCAGAGCCGTACCGCCCCGCAGACGAAAACGCGCTGTCAATCCCCGGCATCACCTCATTGCGGAATGCGTCTGTGACGGGCCGAATGGCGGCAGAAAGTGCGCCCTGAAAGCCGGGATTGTTATTGGGGTCAAGGTAATCCCCGCTGAGTATCTTGCCGATCTCCCCGCTGGCCTGACCCATGAGCGGGTTGCCCTGCATGGCCCGGTTCGCCATGTTCTGATAAGCCTGTGTCGTATATCCCGACTGCCCCGCGACCGTCTGGCCGGGGAAGAAGCCCGGAGCGCCCTGCTGATAGTTGCGTTCCGCATCAGCAAACGCGCCCTTCAGATAGGGCTGCAAAGGCTTCCACGGTTCGGCCTTCTGAACCGACTTTTGTTCGTTATTCTGACCTTTGCCCATTTGTCACCTCTTTAGGCTACGCACGAACATGGGCAATCCGCCGTCAGTCGTGCCGCAATCCACAAATCCATAAAGCCGCGTCCATCCGCGCCGCCCGTAGCCAAGCGCATGAGTGCAGCCGTTTTCAACGCCCCACGCCTTCAGCATCGTCCATAATTCATCGCCCCAGGCGTTCCAGTTGTCGGCACCCACAAGCGGGATGCTCATGAACACCTTGTCCGGGTGCTTTGCATCCTTGACAATCTCTGTCACCAGCGCCCCTGTGACCCGCGCGGCGTCAATGTCCCAGCCAATCCACAATTGCATGTCGCGGGCAAACAGCTTCTTGAGAACGGCCCCCTCGTCAAACGGAACAGGCACATTCGGAAAGCGGGCGATGGCCTTTTCGAGGTAGGACCAAGCGTCTTCCCACACTCCGTAAATGTTATCAGCGGGGACGCCGTGAACCGCGTATTTGCTCATGAGGAACGCCACCCGTAAAGCATTGCCGCGCCCCTCGTCATGGTGGCTGTCGATGCGTATTGGATGCAATTTACAACAGCCGTATTCGCTGTTGAGGTCATAACCATCGACCCCACCAAAAGAGCGCGTGATGTTTCAGCGAATATCGACTTGACGCCTAGCCCGTTCCCGCCCGCAATTCTGGCCTGCATGATGACGATCTGGTTCGCTGCCGCCGTCATGCCTGTGTTGCCCATTGTCAGGAATGACGTTGTTCCGCCATCGCTGTAAATATCGAGCGGGCGTGTTGATGCCGCGCCGCTCTCAACCTGATAATGCACAACCAATTCGAGAATGGCAAAATCGGACCACGAGCCGGAAAACCGCACTTCCTGTGTTGCGCTCAAAGGCGTGTACCCGAGCAGAACGGGCCCAACGGGCCTCCCCGCAACCGTCACGGCACCTGCCGAAAGCGTTGCGGATACAGAAGCCGCGCCGCGCACCGTCAGCGCATCCGTTGCCACGGCAGCAGACAGGCTGTTGCTGGTGACATAGGCCGATAGGTCAATGGTGCCAACAGCGGCGGCAATTGCAGCGGACACGCTTGCAGACGTGACATAGGGAGCAAGCGCCGTCGAGAGCGACCCGCTTGTCACATAACTGTCCAGCTTGTCCTTTTCATAACTCATCAGATAATCCAGTAGTTTTCGCCATCGCTCACGCAAGAGTAAGAGGCGTAAAGCGTGGTGAAGGCAAAGGAGGCCGCGCCGTCAATGTTTCCGCTATCCGGCGTGATAGTGCAGGAGTTGGACCCGGCAATAATCTTGACCGTATGGATGACGTCCGCCGTAGCCTCCGAGGCCGCAGGGAGCGGCACCACAACGGGCGCGGCGGTCGTATCTACGAACCAATATTTGTTGCCCTGCCCATCCGTGAAGGTGCTGATGCCGTCATCGGTCTTGTACAGGCCGCCGATCTTGACCGGCGCGGCGTCCGTGCGGCGGAATGCGTTGCCGGAATCGTTAAGGCTGAAGACGCGGTTGCTCACCGAACGCCTTCCTTGGTGAACTCAACCTCAGAACCCATGACGCCCTCGAAGCCGCCCGAGACTTCCATCCGCAAGCGATGATAGCGGGCGTTAGACCTCACCGGGCAAGTACCGGTCGCATTCATCGCGGACGCAGGGGTCCATGATACGGCGTCAATAAGCCTGTCCCTGCCTCCAACCTCGATGTTGATTGAAGTCGAGGAATTGCCCTGCACCAGGGGGCGCAGCGACCGCACAAAGGCGCGGGCGTCCTTCACAAGTTCTGCCTCGCCAGTGGTGAAGCGGGCCGTCTTTGCATCGCCCGTAAACCGGCTGATCTTGTGGTCCGCCGTGATGCAGGAGAGCGCCGAAAGGCCGCCCTGATATGCGGAACTGTCCAGAGAGAAGGCCAGCGTTTCGAGCGTGCCGAGCGCGTCCAATCCCTCTAGCGTGTAGCCGCCGGTCATGTGGTTGAATAGGAACTCCACGTTCTCAGAAGCAAATGCCCACCGCTGCTTGATCCATGAATAGATCGCAATGCGGTTGCACGTTCCATCCGTGGACGCCGTGGACGGGTATGCCATGAGGTAGAGGCGATTTACGGGGTCAATGGTGGACGTAACGCGGTTCAGGAAGCCTGTGTTTATCTCGTCAAGGATTGCGTCGTCCACCTGTTCAACGCCTATGGGCTGGCACGATTGCCCGTCGAAGGCATACATGCCGGAATCGGACAGGAAGAAGGTCAGGTTTTGATAGCGGGCCGCTGACCCGGAGGCATAGCAGCCTACGTTTCGGGCAACCTCGTCAAAGCGGAAGATGAGCGGCGCACCGACATAGGTTGCCCGCCAGACGGACGTGTTTGTCAGGATGGCCGCAAAGTCACCGCCCGTAACCTTCTTGATAGATTGATCTGTTCCGGGCAAGTCCTGGAAGTCGGATTGGAACCGCTGCGAAATATCGAAGCGGAGCGGATTGTTGATGCGCGACCACTGCACGCGGTTTTCAATGTTCGGCTGATTGCCGGTAAACAGGAAGTCGCGCACCACGGCAATATGACTTGCGATGGGCGCGGAAGCGGAAGCGGACTGTCCTGCGAACGCGGTTGACGTACCGATGGTATAGACCTGCATGGGGTCAGAACCATTTGCCGCAAGGACCGTGTTTCCGAAGGTCTCGAACTCCCAATTCGGGCCATCAGCGGCGGTCGTGTAAGACGCCGTGCGGCTGATATTGTTCAGCGCCGTGCTGCTCTCCTTGTACAGGCTGCCCGCCGTGGCAACCACGGTGAAGACGTTGCCGGACAGGTCTTTGGTTGAGTACGCCCCGCGCACCACGCTATCGGCGGCGGCGGAATAGGCCACTGGTTCGGGAAACGGCCCGTAACTCTGAATGTACGGAATGCAGTTTTCCGCCTGCTCAAGGTCGCCGTTGAGCAAGTCGGGCTGGTCCGTCTGGAGCCGTCCGAACAGAACACGCATGGTCAGAACTCTGTCGGGCGAATGAAGCCCGTGCTGATCTGTTCGCCGTGTTCGGCCTTGAGAATGCGAAGGGCTTCCTTCTCAGCCGCGCCCGCCGCCGCTGCCAGTTCCATGTCCTTCAGCACGTTGGCATACAGTTCGCGCTTGGCACGATGCCGGATCAGTTCGCGGGCATCATTGAACCATGCGCTAGTGTCTTGGGCGGAATAGGACGCGGACGCCGCACTTCCCAACTCCTTGAGGCCGTCCAGAAGCAGCGTGTAATCCTGATCCGCCATGCTGTCGAAATGAATGGCTTGATTATACACGGCATACTCTACCGGCTGGCATGTCACGCGCACGTCCTGGCGGCTCATGATCCAATCATAATCCCGGTGATACAGGTCGAGATAGTCACCCGCCGCGCGGACAATGCGAACCCGGTCCAGCTTGCGGAAGCGGACGGAAATGCTTGCCAGCGTCATCACATCGGCAGACGTGGACAGCGTGGCCGTGACCTTGTACGCCTCATTGAAGCCAAGGCGCTCGAAACGATAGGAACGAATAGCCGTGTTCACCGCCGCCGTGATTTGGCTGGTAAGGTCGGAACGGGCCAGATCGTCGGCAATCTGCGCTTCAATGTCGGAACGGGTGGTCATTCCTTACCCCTTGCAATTCTTTATATGCATGTAACGGCCCCGCCCCACGCGCTTCCCGCACTTCGGGCATTCGTCGTTTGGTGCCGTGACTTGCGGCTTTGAGACAGGCTCCCGCGCATACTGAGGCCGGGTCATGTCGAGAACACGTTGCGCAATTTCGCCGCGCTTTGGAAAGTTCATGCTGCGGCCTCATTCGGCACATGACCCCAGCGCCTGCCGCTTCGAATGCGGCAAATAGTATACCTATGAACCTTGAATTTTATGGCAAGGTCTTCCGTTCCGTAGCCTTCCGCTAGCAACTCGCGGATTTTAAGAACGTCTTGGGTTGTCAGTTTTTGCCTTGGCCCACGGTCCTTCTGAATCATGTCGATCGTGTTGATCCGCGTATCGCCCAAAAAAAGATGCGCCGGGTTCACGCAAGATGGATTGTCACAGGTGTGGCACACCAAAAGTCCATCAGGAATTTCACCGTGGTGGATCATGTAGGAAGCCCGATGTCCACGAAGGTGCTTCCCGTCGTGGCAGAACTTCCCATACCCGTCTTTGTCTTTTGCTCCTTGCCATTCCCAGCAGGTGTTGGCGGGGCGGTCACTTACATAGCGCGACCAATGTTGCTCCAAAGTTCCTGGGGTTCTTGAATCCCAGCCTTTTCTAAAGCTCATGCGGTTTGCTTGTCCTGTTTTTCACACATATGACGCCAAATACCGATCTCTTTGGCCATTTGCCGCCACTCCTCAAAGTATGGCTGGTCGGCATGGCGAAGATGGGGAAACCAACACGCGCCCAAGGTAAAATGTACGTTTTTCGGCGGCACCTGCGTGCATCCATCGATCCAATTCCAAGCGTGGTCAAGGTCGCCAATGTCGCCGTCCGGCAACCAGCCGAAGCCGTGCAGCCATGAGCCCGTTTCCGTGCTCACCACATCCGGCGTAAGCCACTTGTTCCCAATATGGGAACAGTTGAACAGCATCACGCTCGACCAGTTCTTGCGGAAATATCGCTCCTGCTTCTGCCCGTCCATCTTCAGCCCTTCGGTCGGCTGATAGTTCTGCTGGCACACCTGAACCGCCTTCGTCGGGTCCATTTCGTGGAGCATTTCGGCAATGTCGGTCAGGAACATCTGGTCGCAATCTACGAACAGCCCCCAGCCTTCCCACTGCATCAGCGCAGGCACCAGGAACCGCGTGAACGAAAACTCCGTGCTGAACGGCTTTCCGTCGATCTTGTCCACCTTCTGGCACCCGTCCGCCTGCCATGTGCGGCGGTAGAGGCCAGCGTGGCGCAACGCCCGCTCGTCCAGCTTCTGGATGTTCACGGCCATTGTGGCGTGCTTCAGGATTGATGCCTTGAGAACGTCGAAGGCTTCTGGCTCCCGGCTGTCATAGCCCACCCAAACGTTGAATATGTCCGCTTTCGTCAGCGCCTTGTACAAGTTCACTCGTCTCCTTTGATGTTATGCAGTTCCATTTGCACGACTTCAGGCAGTTGCATGAACCGCTTGCGGTATTTCCTCAGCGCCTTGTCCATGCGGTTTGCCTTGTCGAAGGCAATTGCCGCCAAGTCCTTTATTTCGTCGTTCCCGGCACTGTCCGCTACCCGCCAGATGGCGCGGAGCGTGGCGCAAATCGTGCCTTCAATGTCTACGTTCAGCGGATCGATTTTATACTTTAACGGCATATGAGACCAAACGTGTTGAAGCCTTCGCCATCGTCGAACTTGTCTCCGGGCTCGAACCCTGCCGCGCGGATCATGTCAATCCATGTTTCTACAGGGTACAGCGAAATGTGCGCGTTGCGTCCATCCGCAAGCACCTTCTGAGCCGGAACAACGCTGATGACGAACAGGATGCGTTGCTTCGTCAGGCGTCGCAATTCCGCCAGTGTGTCGCGGATGCAGTCCGCTTCAACGTGCTCCATAACGTCCGTGCAAGCCACAACGTCATGCGGTTCTGGTGGCGTGTCCAGCCCTTCAATGCAAGGGTCGTAGTTGGTAACGCGGTAGGCAGGGCCTAGCGCCTTGGCCAGCGTGCATTTGCCAGCGCCGTAATCTAGAATAGGCAATCGGCCCCAATCGCTGATCTGCCGGACTATATCTGTATACCGTTCACCGCTCACGCCGTAGTGCGGGGCCTCCGCGTGCAACTGCTTCTGAAGCGCCTTGTATTCGGGAGTTATCAGCATGCCTCACGCCTCCAGGGCCTATTGCAGAACCTATGAATGGTCATTGATGCAACGCCCATAACGCGGGCGATTTGATGATAACTCAGTCCGTCCGCCCTCATACCGTCAATGACTGAACGATGCTCAAAAGTGAGTTTTTGTCCTCCCCGTCTGCCCTTGACCGAAGCATCTCTCTGATTTTCAGAATTTGTTCCAAGAAACAAATGTTCTGGATTTACGCATTTTCTGTTATCGCAACTGTGGCAAACCTGCATTCCATCTGGAATGGCCCCCCGCATTGCGGTGTACAAAAGACGCGTGGCCCTCCATGTCTTTCCTTCAAATGTGAGGTGTCCGTATCCGGCACCGTCACAACTACCAGTCCAATCCCAACACCCATTCTCTTTGTTGACGGTTATTCTGTTAAAAATCCGGCTGCATATATCGTTTTTCATGCGGCCAACTTAACATCAGCAAGTGTCGTTAATTTGGCAGCGGCGCGGGCTATTACCCCCCGCCATTCTCCATCTTTCTTCTGACGGAACATTTCACAGTTTCCATACCAAGGGCTATCGCCAGATATTCCGTATCGCCACGCCACAAACTTGGGCGTCATGCACCACTGTTTCACGCCAAGCGCACCGGCCAAATGGTGCAGTGACGTGTTGACGGTAATCACAAGGTCGAGGTTCATCAGCAGCCCTGCTGTGTCCTCATAGTCCGCAATCGCATCGCCCCAATGGTAGATGGGGACGCCAATCCGGCTTCCGACACGGGCGCATTCATCCGCCGCCCATTGGTGATATTGCAGGCTTATGAAGTTCACGCCCTTGGTTTCAAGAAGCGGCTGCATGTGGTCCAGAATAATGGTCCTTTTGTCAAAGCGCGTCTTCTGCAAGCCACCGGCCCATGACAGGCCGACATTCAACCCCTTGGGCAGCGTGGCAAGATGCTGGCCCCAAATCTCGATCTTCTCCGGGTCCGCCTTGAGATAAGCCACCTTCGGGAAGTCCGCCGCCTTCTTGCGGTAGTGCCGCCCCAGGCTTCCCATCGGGACGAATGCATCAATCGTGTGGTCTGCCTTCCACGGGAAAGGCGCGTTTACATCGCTTGTCGGGTAGACCGCTTCCAGATCGGGGAAGGACCGTTTCAGCATCTTTTCAATACGCTTGTCACAATCCACGATGACCTTGCAGTCCTTCATGAGGTCGGGAATCATGGACGCGAACATGATTTCATCGCCCACGCCCTGCTCACCGTATGTCACAACCGTTTGACCCGGCGTTCCGTCCCACTTGGGCAAGCCGCCGTAGGCCTTCAGCTTGCGCTCAGTCGGCATGATGCCGCCCGGATCAAAGCCTGCGGTGTCGTAAATTCTAAAGCCTTCCTCCCACTCACCGAGTTCCAGATGGGCGAGGCCCTTGTTCCAAAGCGCGTGGCGGTCGTCGGGGTCTACCGCAAGAGCGCGTTCGCTCCAGAGTTTGCACAAGGCAGGCTGACCGGCATTGACAAACAGAGAGCCGATGCCGTGAAGCGCAAAAGCCTTGTCTTTGTTCACCGGCCCTTGCGGCGGGTGCTTCTCTGACTCCACAAGCGCCTTGTCATAGTATTCCCGCGCCTTTTCGTCGTTATGGTCCTGCTTATAGGCGGCGGCAATATTCAGATAAGGCCCAGCGCCAAGAGCGCCGCACTTCACGGAACGCTCAATCAGCGCAATGGCAAGGCCGCGCTTATCCTGCTGCATGTAATAGGTGCCGAGTTGGAATAGCAACTCCGGTCTGTCGGGGTATCGGTTGAGCCAGTGCAGATATTTGCGTTCCAGGGCTGCCCATTTGTTGGGGTCGGTACACCCCTCCTTGGTCATGGTCAGGTGTTCGTCCTGCAATGCCTGAATTGCTTCCGCGAGGCTCATTGATGCTCCTGGTGATGTGAGGGGATGAGGCGGGAGCCGAAGCCCCCGCCCCGATGCCGTTAGCGGCAGACGTAGGTCACGACGAACTGAAGCGACACGGAGGTCGTTCCAGAGGTCGCGGCACCGTCCACACGCACAGCGAACGTCTGATACCGGTCTGCGGCATCGTCGCTAACTGATATGGTGTAAGGCACGTTCTGCACGATGGGGCTGAAAGTCGTCAGCGCCAGAACAGCGGTTGCCGAGAACGTGCGCGAACCGAACACGTCAATCACGCCAGCGGAGCCGACCGTGCCAGCCTCAAGCAGATAGGTTCCGTCTACAACGGAGCCCTTCACCTTGATATCCGTCACGATAGCGCCGTGAGGCAGCTTGATGTTGTTCAGAACGTACACGTCACCGTTTGACCAAGTGGCAGTCGAAACAAGCGACTGAACCTTGGTGATGACCTCGTTATGCTTGTACGAGGCCGCCATCGGACCAGCGATGGTAAAGGTTGCGGTAGCCATTTTCGGTTCCCTCCTTTACGGCGCTGCGGCGTAGGTTGACATTACGATAGTGCCGAAGTCCTTGGAGTTGAACTGCGTCTTCTTGGCACCGATTATCGTTTGAACCGACACACCGAACTGGCGGTCATAATCAAACAAATCCTCGATATACTTGGGGGCTTCGGAATAACCCTGGCCCCAAGCAAGAGATACAGCCTGCGCTCCGCAGAACACGGCCCGGCGGGTGTTGGCAGAGTTCGCACCGATGCCATTCGGCAGACGGGTCCACTCATGCAGCACGACACCGTTGTAAACGCCAAGCGCACCCGTAAAGATGGGATTGTCGTTCACATCGCCCCCGCCCATCGCGGCCTTCTGGATATCAAGCCAGTCGCCGGTATTGGTCGAGGTCCGCATGTCCTTCACCTGGTAGGGATGGAGGAATGCGACATAGTAGGACTGCGCACCCACCTTGATCGGGCGGATGAGCGGGCTGGAAGTCTTTGCGATCGCAACGGCGCGATCCAGCAGCTTGAGACTGAAGGTGTCGGACGTGGAAAGCGAGGCTTCCGTGGTGTGGTCGGACTCGGTGTCCTGCTCACGGATGATCCAGCGGCGATCGGCACCCGTGCCGGACGACGGCGCTACAGCGGCGTTGTTGCCGGTATAGAGCGTGTCCGAAACGGCGGTGTTGCCCGTCAACTGGTTGGCAAGCATCGTGTCACATACGTTCGTTGCGGGGCGTTACGCCGCAACCGCCTTTCGGCTGCTCACCATTTCTGATGAGTTCGGACTATATCATCACCCGTTATCCGGGTGCCCCGCGCTTCCGCTCACTTGAGCGTACTCGCTTGCGCGATAGTCTCTGAACCTTCTTGACGGCTCTTGTGGGGGCAGATGCCACCGTTTCGAGCCTTTCCGAAATTGCAATTCATGCAAAGAACCTGAAAGCCTGGAGGAAATTTTCTTGCTTTCAGATGGTTGTAAAGATTGGTAGCGCCATTCCCTTGCTTCCGATGAAGGTGACCGTCATTGTTGATGTGGTCAATCGTCAGAAACTTGGGTTCCGTTTCACCGCAGCAAGCACAGATCGGCCCACCATAAGCGGCAATGACTTCATCGCGGGTTCGGGCGGCATAATTATTGCCGCTGCTTACGCGCTTCTGAGCGTTTCTGCGTTCCCTCCACTCTGGATCGGCCCGCAGACGGTCATATGAAGCCTTGGCGTTTACCTTCTTTTTGTCAGCGTTGCGGGCTTCCCACCCACGTATTCTGTTCCGCTGACACTCTTTGCACTCGTGCCGATGGCCCCCTTTGTCGTGCTTGGGGAACTCGGCCAGCGGCTTTTCATCACCGCACTTCTTGCATTTCCGGTTGCTGGTTTCCATACACTTTTTATAGCATATGCGTACCAACAATTCAAGCTTGGCTGCTGATTGCCTGCAACTAAATGGTCAGGTTTTCCAGCAATTCACGGGGTTATTCAATGCTGCTTACGCAGCAAGGGCACTGACAGAGTTAATGCGGTCGGAATACCAGTCCTGAATGCCAAGACGGGCTTCCTCACGGACACTGAACGGCACGCGCTGGGCGTCAATGGTCGTCTTCACGCGAACGGCGTGCGCCAGATCATTGATGAGCGTGTCGTCGTAGTAGGTCGAAAGGGCTTCTTCGTTGCCCTCCAGAGCATCGGTTTCGCCCACGCCGCGGCCCGAAAGCTGCATACGGAGTGGGACTCGGATACGGTCGCCCGCGCCCTTGCTGGTGTCGTCGAAAACCTGAATGAGGTTGTTGGAAGACGTGCCCATGAACTTCATGGCCATCGTTTCCTTCAGTGCTTCACGCGCAATTTTCTTCGACCACAGCTTCACGGCAAGCGGATGACCAACCGGATAATCGGTTGTAGCCATTTCACTAATTCCTGAAAGTGGTGTTGGAGAATTTCCGACCAATGACGCTGGTCAGCGGCGAAGCGCCCATTCAGGTTGGCGGCACCTTTTGGCCTTTGACGCTGGCCTAGCGAAGGACGCCCGTTGAGGTCGGCGGCACCGGGTTAGGGGTTGCTATTCGCGGAAGATCGAAGACCGATTCCCGCCAAATTTCTTGTTCCAGTAGGCATCGAAGGCCGCGCCCTTGAGGTTCACGGCATCGGCGTCCGATATTTCGCCCTTGCTTGCGGGCGCACCGCCTGCTGATGCAGACGCGGCAACCGCCTTCTTGGCCTGCTGTAGCGCCGGATCGGGCGCGGCAGGAGCGGGAGCGGCAACAGGCGCGGGAGCCGCCTTGGCGTAGCCTCGCGCCTTGGCGAACTCGTAAATAGCCTCTGCCGGGTTGCGCCCGCTGTTCACGGCGGTTGCGATGAGGTTCATCTCCTCGCGCTTCAAAATCTGCGGAATGGTCGCGTCATCCGCGCCAAGCACACGCAACTCCTGTGCTCTTGATCTGAGTGCATATTGGTAGGCGTCCCGATAGTCGGGGGCTTGCTGCTGAAACTGTGTCGCGGCAGCGTGCGCGATGTTATTCAATTGCGCTTCATACTGTTGACGCTGCGCCTCCTCGCGCATCTTGCGGAGTTCGTCGCGGGCGGCCTTGAGTGCGCCGATAGGGTCTGTTTCGGGGTCAATTTCCGTCTGTGCTTCCGGCTCCGGTGCCTTGGTGCGCTGCTCCAGTTCGGCCATGCGCCGCTCATAATCGGCCAGTTTGCGCTCGTACTCTGCCCGCTTGGCCCGCTCCTCCTGCAATGCCTTGAGCGGCACGCGGCGGTCATCTTCGGCAGGCTCAGGAGCGGCTTCTGCGGGCGCGGGAGCGGCTTCCGCTTCGGGGGCGGGTTCTGGTGCCGTCTCCTCTGCAACGGGCTCAGGCGCGGGCGCTGGGGCTTCCGTAGCCTCTGCGGCGGCAACCTCTGCGGCCCATGACTGGCCGGGGGCATTGTCGGGCGTGTTGAGTGAGTTCAAGAACTCGGACATTGGTACTCCTGTTTAGGCTGCAAGAAGCAGCACTTCCTCGTCATCCATTTCGGCCAGTTCAGCCTCTACGCGGGCAATGAACGCCTCCAAGGTTTGTATCTGCCGCAGTTGCGCGTAACTGACCTGTGCAACGATGCGCTGGGCAACGGCGCGGCTTTCCTGCTCCGTGACTGCCGGGACTGCCTGTTCGACAATCTCGGCAACCTCCTCAATCAGTTCTTCCTTCTTGGGCTTCTTCTTCTTGCGGAACCAACTGACTTCGGACCAGATCGGAGCGCCGCCACCATATCGCGGCGGTTCAGGTGCGGCCTGTGCAGCCCCGGAATAGTCAAGCGTTGCGTCCGTGCCGGTGAACGTGAAGGCCCCGGCCTCTGCCACAATGGCCAAGGCCGCTGTCTTCTGAAGCGTGGCGTCCTGCCCTGTGAAAGCGTATGAACCGGCTTCTGCGGCCAGTTCGCGCCCGTGCTCAAGATCGGCATCAGTGCCGCTGAATGCGTAGCTACCCGCGTCTGCCGCGACTTCCCGGCCTAGTTCAAGGGCCGCGTCCTGCCCGGTAAAGGCATAAGCGCCAGCGTCCGCCCCAAGAACCTTATCGCCGCCAGACTTGATGAGCGTGGCGTCAACGCCGGTAAATGCGTAGGAACCGCCGTCTGCGGCCAACTCCCGGCCATATTCAAGAGCCGCGTCCTGCCCGGTAAAGGCATAAGACCCGGCTCCTGCGGTTACTTCCCTCCCGTACTCTAGGCTGGCATCCTGTCCCGTGAAGGCATAGGAACCAGCACCAGCCGCGACTTCCCGCCCATACTCAAGGTTCGCATCCGTGCCGGTGAACCCGTAGGTTCCGGCGTCTGCAATGACCTTGCGGCCATACTCAAGCGCGGCGTCCGTGCCAGTGAATGTGTAGGCACCAGCCCCGGCCAGAACCTCGCGGCCCAACTCAAGGCTTGCATCGGTTCCGGTAAATGCGTAAGCGCCCGCACCAGCCGCAACCTCACGTCCATATTCAAGGCTTGCGTCCGTTCCCGTGAAGACAAACGAACCGGCATCCGCCACCAGTTCCTTGAACGGGTGGTCGAATATCCCCCTGTCAAATATGCCAGTGTCAAATGTCCCGGCCATTGGTTAACTAGCGATATTCCCGCCGCGCCAGCGCCAGAAGCATCAGCGCCATTTTCGTGAGCAGCGCCCGGACCTGTCCAAGGTTCGCCGTGTTATTGGCGACGTAACTCTCGACCTTGGCTGGCGTCATGGCGATGAAGTTCTGGACAAAGGCATCCACCTTGACGGCCTCAGCGTGCGCTGCGTCTACCGCGTCCTGCTGCCGCCTTGCAGCTTCCTCCGGGCTCACATCCACCATCGCCCACACTTGCGTCCAAACGCCGTCGATCTGTTGTGGCTGCTGCTCCACCGGGTCTTGCGTGAGCGTATATGCGGGCTGTTCAACGCGCGTTACAGGGTAAACGCCATACTCTGCCAAAAGGCTTTCGGACATATCCTTTGGAAAAGAAGTTTGTGGGTTGTCGAGCCTGAACTGGCGAATGGTGTAAGGATAAACCGCAACCAACCCGCCAACTATCTTTGCATACATCTCATGTCTTCCTTATGCTGGACGAAGGGCAATAGACATGGCCGCCCAACACGGGATTGAATCACTAAAACTAGGAGCAAATGCAGCGGCGTCGAATGCTCCGCTCGTCCAGTCATCTTTATGACCAATCCCAAGAGCAACCGGGTATGTATCGGTTTGTCGGACTTGCAAAAAGTCTATGAGGTCAGAAGGAACAGTAAAGGTCGGCTCTTCGCTCGTGGCACCGATGCAAACAATGAAAGCCCCCGCCGTTACAGGTTCTATAGAAGGCGGATCAGCAGCCGTTGAACTCAACCCCGTTGCCGTTGTCGCGCTAACATCCAACGGAGACGCATCAACGCCGCGAAACACATAAACAGCCATTGCTCCAGCATCTTGCGCGTTGCCCGTTGGTCCGAATGTGGTCGAAGTGTCCCCGGAAACAAACTTGTACGCTACCCTTAAGTTTGTGTCGTTTGTATCATTTGACCAAAGTTCGGAACCAATAAGCGTGTAGTTGTTTGTTCCATCTGTGATAGCAAGCGTTCGGTCTGCCGATGATCCTGTCGCAAACACCGCAATAACCAAATCTCCGTCAGACACGGACGACGCAATTCCTCCCGTTAATCCGCTCGTCAAGGAGATCGTCGAGTTTCCCGATGTTGCACCAACCTTCGAAGTGATACTCCCCCCGACAAACTCAATATTCCCGGCCGCAGTAGGAGCCAGCAGCTTTTTCCAGATCGGCTGCATCAGGCAACATCCCCGACGTGCTTGCCGTAGATCGCATCAGCATCGCGCCACAGCGCCACGACAGTCCAGCCGGTCGTTGCCAGCGTGGGAGCAGTGCCGCCGACCCACGTGACGCCGAGCGTTCCCCAGTTGATGGTACAGTTCGTGCCGTCGTTGATCTTGAGTAGCAAGCCTTTTCCTGCCGTCCAGCCCGCAGGAGCCGCCGCTGGCGTGCGGCTGGTAGTGACAAGCGTGATCTTCTGAAGACTGCCGTTGCTTGGGTCGATGACGAACGCCGCCGCGTCCGTAATCGTGAACTCCTCCTCGTCCACCGCGCCTTCAAGAATGAGGTCTGTGATCGTCTTGCCGGAAAGCGTCTGCGTGGCGCTGGTCGTCACAACGTTGACGCCTTCGATTGCCATCACGCCCGCAGATACGCGGGTCAGTGTCGTGTCTGAAGCGTGTCCAAGATTAATCGCCGTGAACTGCGGACTATCGCCTGTCCCGACGCCGAGCGTTGTCCGCTGGTCGGAAGCGGACGCATCGTCCAAAAGATTGCGTCCCGCAGTCGTGAAAGTCGCCAGTGATGCCGCGCCAGAGCCCGTAAAATAAGGCAACCTATCGGCGGCAGAGACAAGCCCCGCCAGCGCCGTAAGTTCACTGTCCAGCGGCTGATATGTTGACCCCGTGACGGCCAGAGACCCGGCAGAGAGGGTCAGGCCCGTTCCAACGGTTATTTCTTCAACCGCGCCCGTTCCCGCCGTGGTGCGGCCCAACAGGCGATCCGCAGCCATCGTGATTGTGTGGTTTTCGTTCCACTCAGCCTTGGCAATTTCCCCGTTCCCGGCGTCCGTGCCAACTGCGACCGTGGTATGTGTTAGGCTAATGGCCATTTATCGGACTTCCCAAAATGGACGCGGGTGCGTAACTTCGCCCGTCACCGGGTTCTTGCTTCCACCAACACAGAATGACACATGACAGCGCCCGCAAGAGCAGTGCAGCTTGTATATGTCCGGTATCCCCTTGGCCTGATCCGTGGGGCAAGAATACCAGGCTTCAATCTCGATGTTCGCCACCTGACGGCAGCACTCATTCGGGGCGTGGTTTTCCAGCTTCTCGAAAAACCGCCGCGCACTCGGAGCCATCCGCAGCACACGTTCCAGCGGAAGCCGTGGGCAAGCCAGAATGTGCTGACTGTCCAACGGCTCCCAAGCAAGCGTCCGGGGCTGGTTGCCCCACGGAATGGCGTCACTCATGCGAAGATGGCGAGGCTCGCACCAAAGTCGAGAGTGAAGGTCTCGCCGTTGCCCACGGTGAACGAACTCGCATAATCGTAGGAGTTCATCAGCTTGTCCGTGGTGGACGTGTCGTCATGGATGCTGACATAGCGGCCCGCCGTCCAGTCGCCAGCCGTGGCCGTCCACACAACGTCAACCGCCGTCATGGTGACAGTGCCACCCGAGCGCGTGCCATCGTTCTGAATGTCCTCGCCGCCTGCCGTGTAGCCGGTGCCGGTGATCTGCGTAAGGTCCGCCAACTCATCATCGGTCGCCACGACGGGCGCGTCCGAATGAATGACGGCCTTGAACGTGTCGGTTGTGCCGAAAACGTCCACTTCCTCATTCACAAGGGCTTGGATAAAAGGCTCGTATTTCGTAAATGTCGCCAAGTTGGCCTCCTGTCAGGTTCTGGCAAAATCGCCGTGATAAAGGCGTGCCATTTTGGAATATTCATTAGCGGCGAGTTCTGGCGTATCAAAACCGCTCGCTCGAATCGTCTTTCCGTCTATCGTAAGACGCGCTACCCACTTTCCTTGGTGTGCAGAAACGCCCTTAAAGCCAGAACTGTTGTTCTTCTGCTTTCCGCGATTCCTCACGTTCTGCCCTTGCGTTGCTTCGCGCAGATTGGATATGCGGTCATCGGCGCGATTGCCGTTGATGTGGTCAATCACACCTGATGGCCATTCACCGTGAACATAAAGCCATGCCAACCGGCTGGCCTTGTAAATGCGCCCTCTGTAGCCGATCAGCACATATCCGCTTCTCTTGCACAGGCACCCGGCAATTTCGCCTTGCTTGCGCCGATTGCTAGCTGTTTTAAGCCATGTGAAAGCGCCCGTTTCAGCGTCATATGAAAGCAGTTCCCGCACGTTTTCAGCGGTGAACCCCATCTTACTGGACTCCTATTGCGCGGCCATCCGGCCCACGGACGATTTGCTTCGGTTTGGTCATTGCCTGCTTCAGGTCAGCGCCCATCTGAGCCACGCTTTGAGCAATGGCCTGATTGGATTCGGCCTGGGACTGAACCATCTGCATCTGCGACTGAGCCAGCGCGGCCATGGCCTGCGTCATCTGCTCAATGGCTGCGGTCAGTTTCTTGTCGTGAAGCATTTCGTTCAACTGCTCCGGGTTATCCTTGAAGTTTAGCGCCGCGTCGAAGCGGGCAGACTCAAGTTTGCTGTCCCTGTCGGCCTTCGTGGACCGCTCACGGAACTCCATGTCTGCTTCGGCCTTCTCACGCTCGAACGTCATGCGTTCGCGGTCCATCATCAACTGGACCTGTGCCTTCTCGCGCTCTAGCTGGATATTTGCGGCGGCCTTCATACGCTCAAGTTCAATCTGTGCAGCGGCTTTCTGCCGTTCCAACTCCATCTGTTGCGCGTTCTTCTGCGCCTCGACTTGCATTTCCACTTGCGCTTCCTGCTGGCGCATTTGCAACTCAGCGGCCTTGGCCTGCTTCATGGCCTCGACCTTCATCATTTCCGGGTCAGGAGGGGGCGGCTGCTGTGCCTTGGCTTCCTGCAATGCCTTGAACTTCTCAAGGAACGATTCCGGCATGGGCGAATATTCCAGCACCAACGCCATTTCTTCCGGCCCCATCGTCGGGCCGACGATCGGCAGCAACGGCTGGATTGCGCCCCACGTCGCCTCCTTCAGGTTCGGAGCCGATGAGGACTGGTCAACAATCACGTCATATTCAGCCGTATCGTCCTGAAAGAAGGACAAATAGGGCTGCTGTGAGATGTTGCCCTTATCCATTCGGCACCCCCAACTGAGGCATCGGCATGGGCGCGGTTTCGGCAGGCATCGCCAAACCTTGCGGCGGCATTTGCTGCTGACCGCCCATCATGTCAGGCGGCATCTGCGGAGCGCCACCAAATGCCGGGTTCGGTATCTGCCCCATCTGAAACGGAACATTCATCTGCCCGCCGTCGTCCGTGGTGATGCGGATCAGACGCCCGTCTGTCAGGTATTGCTGCATGAAGTACAACCAGCACCGGCCCGCCATCTTGCGGTAACGGCGGAAGCTGTCGAACAGCGGCGCAAGAAGCGTCACGGCGGATTGCTTGCGCTGGTACTCAAGGACGCCCGCCTGTTCACGGTCAGCCATGCCGAGCAATTCTGAGTTGACGCCGGATACGTTCTGCATACTTTCGTTGGCGTAGGTCATCAGGTTAGCGAGGTCAGGCGGCAGGCCCACGGCTTCGCGGCGCTGGACACGGCCCTGCTGAAGCGAACCGTCACTGAAGACGTTGATTGCACCAGGACGCGCCGCCTTGGCCTCGAAGGTGGCAACATTGTCAATCGCGCCCTTCTCAATGTCATAGCCGGGTTTGGCCGACGTATTGATGAGGTGCATGATCTGAGACAGGAATTTGTTGCTCCACATCTGCGGGTCGCGGAGCGAACGCAGCAGGCCGAACCAATAGCCTGTGTTGCGGTCGCGCTTGCCCGTGATGCAGTGATAAGTCGGCCCCTTGGGATAGGGATGTTCAACCGGGAAATGCTCCCCGCCAATGCAGAAACACCGTTTCCATTCGCGGGTGCGGCGCGTGGCGTGGTACGGCGCAAATGCCTTGTGTTCGTCCTCCTTGAGGTCAAACCATTCCTCGTCCGTCATCGTGCCAACTTCGCCCGTCTCCGGGTTCGTGATGACGTGTTCGATCTTGTCCACAACATATTGATATTCAAGCACGCGGACATTGCGGGTTGCCGAACGGCCATCGTCCTGGCCCTTGTAGGCATCGCGCGGGTTTTCGCTGCCGATGGTGTCGTCCACGTCATCACCAAGCCAATCGGCGTGAACGTATTCGCCGTCCCATTCAGGAACAAGCGCCTTGGCCTCGTCCTTGGAATAGGTGGTCTCATAAAAGATATATCTGGCGTCTTCGAGGTTCGGCTTGCGGCTGGAAGCGTCCCACAGCATGCGAAGCGGGTCAACGCGGTCGCGCACCAAATCATAATCGGGGTTGCGTTCGTCGGTGATGCGGTCGTTCGTCCATCCCATGCCGCAGATGCACATATCGCGGAAGGCGTCGGACTCCTCGAACTCAGCGTCGCAGGCGTCCCTGAAGTAGTTCGCCGCCTCGGTAAGCAGTTCATTGACCTTGGCATCGCCAGGCGTGCGCGGAATGTAACGCGTTTCCTGTCGGTTGTTCACCTCATAGCCGATGACGGCATCAATCAGGATGGCCACGCGGTTGAACGTCACCGGCACGCGCTGCTGTTCAATCAGCTTCTGCCGGTCCTGTTCCGACCACTGGCGACCGGCGTAAAGGTCAAAGGCTTCCCTCGCCTCCTCACGCCACTTGGACGCATGGGAACGCGCGGCCTCATAACGCTGGCGTATTTCCAGCATCATGTCGGGCGCGTCCGTGTTCATTTCGTCATCTGTCACGCGGCCCATCCACTGTCATCTGAGAATGCGGCATCACCGCGCCGTCTGCGGCCCGCATAGCGGGGAATGTCTGGCGGTATCGCGGCGTCGGGTTCCATGCCCGTTGCGAGGTAACGGAACGCATCGGCGTCGTGGCTCGTCCAGTCATGCAGCGGCGACGGCTTGAACACGCGCTTGTTTTCGTCGTACTCACGCCGATACTGTCTCAGGCTTTCAAGCCCTGTCGCGCACTTCTCAGCATCGAAGCGGCATGTCGGCAGAAGCAACCGAACCGCGTTGATGCCATCGTCAACAGCCATGCGCGGGATCACTTTACAATCCTTAAGGCCGAGCGCCTTGAGTGTGTCGAGCCTTGATTTGCCGTTGGTCCACTCACGGTTTTCGGCATCATGCGGCAGAAAGTGACGGGCATAGGTGTAGGGCTTGGCCCGAAGTACATCCACGTAGTGGTTTGCGGGTTGTCCGTTGGTTGCATAGTGGTCGATAACGTGAATCCAACCGCCAGACCTCTGCGCGAACCAGATGCTTGTGTCGTCTCCAACTCCCAAGTCCCATGCAGTAAAGACGGGAAGTGCAGGATTGTGCGGCAACGCGGCGATTCGGCCCTCTTGCGCAGCCGTCTCAAGAAGAAGGCCGTAGTAAGCTCCTTCAATCGCAGCCTCGAAAGAACACTCGTATTCTTGGGCATACTGCGCTTCGCTCATGATCTTTCTGGCGGATGCAAGCTCTTCGGCGTCAACAATGTTGGTTTCAGACGCCTTGAGCATCATGCGAAACCACTCCGGGTCATTCTCAGCGCCCTGCCAGCGGTCGTAAAATTCGTTGTGTCCCTTCGGCGTGCCGATAAGGGTCAGGCTTCCCCGTCTGTCCGAGAGAGCAGGACGGATAACCTCTGGAAGGAAGCGCGGTCGCATATCGGCAAATTCGTCAAGGACAGCATCATCAAGATACAAGCCTCGGAGAGCGTCAGGGTTGTCGGCACCGTAAAGGCGGACCCGTCCTCCGTTTGGAAGATCAACCCGAAGTTCTGATTCGTTGACGCCTCGTCCTGGAATGTCTCTGGTGAACTCTTTAAGATAGCTCCAGGCGACATCCTTGGCCTGTTTGTAGAGCGGCGCGACATAGGCAACTCTTGGCTCAGGCCGTGGACAGGTAAGAGCGGAACGAATGAGGCCATTGACACATGCGACTGTCTTTCCCGCCCTTCTGTGTGCAACGATGATCCGCCAGCGTTTGGCGGTTTCGTGATAGGGGAGGAAATGGCGGCGGGGCGAATATGGGATGACTATTCGCTGGGCTTCATCCACTCAAACGTCATCCTCATTGGCCTGTCAGGGTCGGAACCAATCTCTACGGCAGACAGGTCAGGGAGCGCCTTCTTGAGCAATCCAAGGGCCGCTGTGACTTGCGTGGACGACATTTCCCTGCTGCCTTCGACGTGTTCAATCAAGGCATTGAGAATGTTGCTGTTTTGGATTTTAGCCCGGTGTTCGGCTGACATGACGAACCCAGGCTTGCGTCCACGCTCAGACATGGTGTCTGATTACTTGCCTTTTCCCATAGCGGGAGCGCCCTTGGGATCGCCCATGCGGTCAGTGCCGCTGGACTTGCCGGCGGAATGCATGACCTTGGTGCCGACCGAGTTGGGTTTCTTGCCCATTTCAGCGGTCGTGGAGCCGTGAGACTTGCCAGACTTGTAAATGTTCATGTGTAATTTCCTTTGTTACGAATTGCGGGGAGAACCGTTAATCATGTCGGAACGGACGGCGAAAACGTAGTGTGTTCCTTGCTGGCTGATCGGGCCGTATCCCTCAACGCGCGTGTTGACCGCCTTGCCCTGTGCCGCCCAATAGTCGCGGATGCGTTTGGCAAGGGCAGTCGCGCCTGTGTAGGTCAGATGATCTGGCATGGGACTCCGTTTGGTTGTGAAGGGGTTCCCGCCGCAGGCGCACACGGACTCTTACGCAGTGCTGGATGAGCTAGCCGGGGCTGGGCGGGAATGGGGTGACGGGTTTGGCGTGATCTTGGCAGACCTACCGTATGGATTTGAGCCCACACCCCGTCATAAATTGACGTAAATCATCACGCTGCCTCGCAGTGTGCGAGGACCGCAGCCACGGGGCGAACCCTCTTGAGCGGCATATGCGTTATGCTAAAACCGACCCGACTTGAGTTTCCGCCGTCGAGTCGGTCTTTTAGCAGCTTGGTCGTGCAACGACTAGAAACATATAGCACAGAGATTGTTACAGAATTAAGGCGGGATGCTGCCCCTTCAAGTCTTGGATTGCGTCAGCTATTTCAAACGCATCACAGTCTTGATTGTCGATGGCGCATTCCGCCGCCTCATCCAACGCGGCACAACGCTCTTTCCGAAACAAAGCAGCCAAAGCAATTAATTGCGTATCATTCAACCAAACACCCGGCCAACTGCCTATGTCCTCAGCTTTTTTACTAGCCCAATCGCTCACGCCGCTTGCTCCATCTGTGCTTTTGCTGAGTCAATCATGTCCAACAGCGCATCATGCAATGAGCGCCATTTGGCTTTTTGCTTCCGAGACGCCTTTTGAGCCAGCGCCAGTGCAGCCGTGTTCTCCGCGTCTATTGCGGCGCGGAATCGGGCAATCTCCGCATCGGGGATCAGGATCAGCCGCTGTTCACCGTCCCGCTCGATACCAGCGCAATGCCGCAGGCTTGCCAGTTCCGACTGCGTTTCCCGGTCATGGCAATCCACAATCCGAGCAAACAGGCGACGAGGAAGGATCGGCAGTTCCTTGACTTTCATCAACCGTCCGCAGGCCGTGACCCGGCGTGTTATTGTGGGCCGAATGACAATAAATTGCGCCGGCACCCAATTGTCATAACCCATGTTGGCGATCTGACGGGCAACATACTGCTCTTTTGCGTGGTCAGTGCGGATGATTAACCAGGAGGTCAAGCCCCTACCCTCCGCGCCAGTACATCGCGGGCCGCGTCCTTGCCGAACATCGCAAGGCTGCGGCTGGCCTCCGTAAGCGTCTCGAATGTGTGGCCCTTCATCAGCCACGGTTCGTCCGCGAACTCAGACCACAGTTTCGGGTAAGGCCGGAATGGCGTCTTGTCCGGTTTGGCGTCCTGCGGCGTGCAAACCGACTCGAACCGCTGATAGCCCGAGTTGCTCGGCGTGAACAGGCGCTGCTTTTCCTCATGCTCCCTAAGGCATGCCTGTATCTCGGCATTGGTTGGGAGATACTGGCACCGGGCGGTGACGCCGTTCTTCGGATGCATCACCACGGATATTTCATCAGGGGTGAGGAACGAAAGGTATTCTGCAAGGTTGATGGCATACTCAGGCGGCGCTTTGCCGTAATCCGGGTAACTGGCCAATATCTTCTTCGCCGCCCTCCTCCCCATATCCGCCTGCTCTACGGATTTTCTCGTCGGTGACGGCATCGAGGATGGCGAGAGTGTCGGTGAGGTTATTGCGTTGGCGAGGGGTTGAAGGGCGGGCTTGTCGTTCATCGGCGGTCCTTTTCAGCCAGTTGCGAAATGCGGCGTTCCAATCGGGTTTCCGCCCCTTGGCCCCGGCGTTCTTGGCCCAATCCCGCATTCGGTCGAGTTGGTCCCAAGCCTCTTGGTTGGTGAAACCAAGCTGTTCGGCAAGTTTCCAAGTTTTGCCGTCCGGTTCCCACTCATCCGACAATTCCGTTGCGGGCTTTGCGCGCGTTGGTTTTGATTGGATGGGGGGATTATAGGGGGGGTTAGGGGGTGTGGGGGAAAGGGGGGGAACAAGGGGGGAAGGGTCAACGGCACGTGTTACGTCACCGTTATGCTTGTTACGTAACGCGTTACGTTCCCGATAGGCCGCTTGCCTCCGCGCGGCACCTGACCTTTCGGGCGTCTGGTCAAGGACCAAACATTCCAAAGCAAGCAAGATAGCCTCTGCGGTCATCCCGCAGGCTCTCATCTTGGCTATGGTGGCGGATAAGTTCATGTAAGGATTTTACCTCAAAACCGACTTTATGGAGCAATCACATTATTCACTCTTTGGTGCGCCGTATTTCCATGCCTTCCAACCACCCGGTTGCGTGGCCAAGGCTGTAAGAAATCCAAACCACGTAAACTTCCGCCAGTGCGAGCAGTCCGACAAAGACGGGCGTATTCATGCTGCCATCCTCCGCTTTTTGACCTGAAGAACCGCGTCAGACGCTTGCCACTTGGTCAGGCCAAGCATTTCTCCGATCTGCACATAGGTATATCCGTCAAGTTTCAAGGCAAACGCCCGCTCCTTGATATGAATTGCTACCTTCGGCGGTTTCGGGAGCCTTGTGGGACCGGGGTCAATGCCACGCTCTCGACAAATCGCCTTGTAGCGGTCGCGGGTATTGTTTACACACCGGCCAATGGCAACGCCGATAACCCGCCAGCGTGCGCCAGCGGCACGCATTTCAAGCAACTTCGCGTCTTGTTCAGCCGTGAACGGCGTGGCGTTGTGGTGCTCAACCTCGCCGCCTTCCATGTCGGTTGACCATGCGGGGCGGTGGTCGGGGATATAATCCTTCGGCACGCGGCGCTCGTCAACATAGGGCTCCGCTTCAAAACCTGGCGTCACCATCATGGTGAAAAACCGCCCGTCCAGTTGGCTCTTGATGTGCCTCTCTGCTTGATCCGCGTTCATGGAAACCTCTTGGCAATGAAGTTAGCTTGGCTCATGGTTCGCCGGATGGCCTCTGCCGACCACGGCGCAACATTCTTGTGAGCGTGATATGGGCAGTACGGGGAACCGTCCCGCTGTTCGTGGTTGCAGAACGCCACGCCGCCGATAAACTCGGGGTCATCCTTGATCGGCCAGCGGCACCCGGTGACGTCAACGATGCTGGCAAGCTGGCCCTGATCCGGGGGCGTGGGAGGCGGTTCAACGATACGCATTACAGACCCGGCACGTTCAGGCAAAGTCAACATGGCTTCCCTCCGTGTGTAACGTCGTTTTGTGATGGTTCCGGTATTCGCCACGGCGCGGCGTTCGATGGGGTCGCCTGACGTGGCACGGCGTAGTTTTTCGCGGTGCAGCTTGCCCATGATGCTATCGCGCGTGACGTTGAAATGCGTGGCGAGTTGGTATGAGGTAAGGCCCTGTCGCCAGAACGTGATGAGTTCGGCAACCTGTGAGGCGGTCCAATCAATCGTGCGCTTCATGCCGCCGCCCCGAGTTCATCCGCCTGGACGATGGATATTTCAGCGGCAATGCCCGCAGGAAGGTCGGCGGTCCAGAACCAGTTGCAGCCCATGATGTTCTTGTCGTCATCAATGACTGCGAGATGCTGAAGCAGGTCAAAAATGCCCTTTTGGAAGTTGTCGCCGTCCATGTTCTTGCGGCGGCGGCGCATGGCCAGCGTGATGTAAACTGGCCCCTTAAAACTCGGCTGCTTTATCATCTGCGCCATGATGTTCCAGCCTTCGGAGTTGCGCCATTCCATGTATGTCTTGGTTCGATAAGTTTTGCCCTTTGCGTGCCGCCAAATCGCATTTACTGACGGAGGAAGGTGAGCAAGATTGATGCGCGTCTTAGCCATTGACAGTCCTCCAAGTAACCCCACGGCTAATCTGGCCGACGGTTGCCTGACTGATGCCGTAAATCCTGGCGATACTGCGCTGAGTGTAGCCGCCTTGGATCTTCTCCTTAATTTTCAAAACGGTGTACTCTGTTAGCTTGCGATTGCCTTTCTTGGCATTTCGAACGCTTTCACCGTGTTCTTCGCCCCGGCTGTGCCTTCCCTTCGCGATCATGTCGTGCGTGTTATCGCGCGGCGTCCCCAAAAACAGGTGATCCGGGTTGACACAATGCGGAGTGTCGCACTTGTGACAAACAAACATCCCGTTGGGGATCGGCCCGTTTGCCAACTCCCACGAATACCTATGCGCGGTCCTATTCCCGTTGGGCCAAAGAGAAAACACTCCATAACCCTTTCGGTTTCTTGCGCCAGTCCAGACCCAGCAAGAGCTTGTCTTGTAAACTTTCTTCGCAAACCGAATTTCGGGTGGGACAACTGAGCAAGGAGACTTGCGCTTCACCGATCAACCCTCCCCTGCCATGTCATGTAGTCGCGGGTGCGATAGGTGCGGTTCTTGCCATGACGCCAGATGGCGTTGACGGAAGGCGGGAGTTGGGAAAGCGTGAGGCGGGTCTTCATCGCCGCGCCTTCCTAAGCAGACGACTTGCTTTTGATACGGCTAAGAAGACCCTCAGCCTCAGAAATAAGACCCTCAATGCCAGCATCCGCGCCGCCCCTTGCCTGTTCCGTCTTGAGTTCGTGAATGTCTTTCTTGAGGGACTGCTCCAACACTGAAAGATATGCTTCTCGCACCCGCGCAATAAATGCGGGCGTTGCGCGGCGCTTGTATCGAAGCGCGAATTGCGCCCAATACGGAAGGCCAAACTGCCTTTCAGCGCGGTGCATGGCAGATTCCGATCCGCCCGGACCCGTCATGAGCCTAGTAACCAAGGCGTGGTGCTGGTCGCGTGCAACGGTCACATCCATTTCACGCTCCGCTTGCCCAAAGTCTTTTGGTGCGTTTTGCAAAGTGAACCTCCTTATGTTTCCTGTTGCGAGACAGAGAACAAAGGAGACCGTCCAGATGTGTGAAGTGATTAACCTGATGAAATGGAAACGGGAGCGGCGTGGAACCCAACCGACACGCCGCCCCCGTCAGAACCGCCGCAGGGAGGAAAACGGCGGGTTCGTTCGGATTGGAGATGTCAGCAGCGCCATCGTGCGGCGGCTGACGGAATAAGGAATGGCCTGTCCGGGAGTTGGCTTGTGGACGGGCCAAGTTGCCGCCGAGCGGGGAGGAAGCTCTTTTCACGCTGTTTGCAGGGGAAGCGTGGGCGGGGTTCATTGCGCGGCCTCATAAACGTCAGGCCGGAGGATGTGGCGCGGAATGCCGGTGACGGCCTCAATCCGCTGTGTCAGCGCGAAACCGGGTTTACGTGCGCCGGACGCAATCAGGCTAATCATTGCGGGCGAGACGCCAAGCGTTCCGGCAAGCTGCGTCTTGGTCAGTCCGTTTTTGATCCTGTACTGTTCCAGCGGTTCCATGCCATCTTGTTACACTGTGTAACGGAAAGGCGCAAGGGGTTTCTTCCGAAAAATTACATATTGTCTATGGAGGACCGCCACCGTGCGGCGCAAACCGCCCTTTGTGCTGAAAAACCGAATCCATGAGCTGCGGAGATTGCGAGGCTTGACGGTCGAGGAATTGGCCGCGCGGGCTGATATGTCACCTTCTTATGTGTCCCTGATGGCCAGTGGTGCGCGGAATATCTCAGTCTCGAACTTGAAGAAGCTGGCCCTTGCGCTGCGTTGCAGCCCCCTGGACCTGCTCACCGAAGGCACGCCTGCCGATGATGCGCTTTTGAATGTGTGGGCAAGCATCCCGCCCGATCGCCGCGATCTGGCCTTGCAGGTATTACAAGGCTTCACAAATCCCGCGACAAATCCTCATGACAGTGATAATGTCAAGCCGGGAACACACAAAAAGCGATAATCACACAACCTAACATATGGGGGGGGGGGTGACAAGTGATATACCTTCAGAACTCTATATTTGACGCTAAATCATGCCATTTGGACTTTGAGCTAAAGCACCGCCTGGTGCGGTTGACCTTCGAGGATAGTGTGCGCCGCTTGATTGTGCGGACAACTGAGGCCGATATGGCGTCACTCATGGGCCGGTTTATCAAGGAACGGCTTTTCGGTCTGCATTAGCCACTCATCCGCCGCTGACAAAAGCCCCGGTTCTCCGGGGTTTTTTATTGTCTGGCAAAAATTTGCATATTGTAACGGAATTTGCTTGCGCCCGTCCGTTACACAGTGTAATGTCCTCCCATACCAAGGGAGCGCCGCATGGCCAAAGTTTCCATGATGCAGTTGCGAGAAGACCCGCCCCACACAGCCCGTCTTTATGACGGCGTGGGCGTGGACGGGACTGCATTTTACACGCTCGTCACGCTGGCACCCGGCGAGACCATTTGCACTCGCTGCGAAGGCTCGGGCCGTGACGCTGAATACGATTACCGCTGCTGTTGGTGTGGTGGTCAGGGAACAATCACTAAGGAGGATGAACAGTGAAAACCGACGAAATGTGGGAAGCACACTACCACGCACAGGCAGCGTCAAACGACTTGATTACTGCTCACGTCATCAAAACCGAAACCGGGCGCGTGTCCAAGCTTTATACTGACGAGGCGTTGAGACACGCTCAAAAGTTTGCCGAGGCCCTTGGCTTCGACCTTGTAGAGCGCGAACTTGCACCCACCTCCACCGTCACCATTCTCCCGATTGACGCTGACGAGGAGGCCGCGTGATGGACAAGAAGCTGTGGACCGCCATCAACGAATTGCTTGATGAGGCGGAATACGCCCGCAACGTTCTGGACCGTTACGAAGGCGATGAATGGGACAACTGGGCCAAGCGGATGGTCCCGAACAGTGCCGCGATTAGCAAGTCTTCCTTGGAAGCTGCCGCTGCCCGCGTCGAAAAGCTGATGCCGCCTGACCCCGAAACCCCGATGGAACAAGCCATCGCACGCGCTGAGTATGAGGAGGACAGATAATGGCCCGCGATTATCTCATCTGCCTGGGCCTGTTTGTCTTCATGATTGTGGGAGCGGGACTGTGATGGACGACGACCCCGCCCCCTGGAACTGCCTTGAGGATCGGCTTGCGGCATTCCTCGAAAGCCATCCTGATTATGACCTGAACGATGCAATTGAAGCCCTGATATGGGGCGAGGAGACAGACGATGAAGACGAGTGACAGCATCAACGAATTGGCAACCGCACTCGCCGCCGCACAGGCCGAGATGAAAAATGCTACGCTGAACAAGATCAACCCGCACTTCAAAAGCAAATACGCCGATCTTGCTGGTATTCGTGACACGGTAATGCCCGCGCTCACCAAGCACGGCCTCGCGGTTGTGCAGGGAACCGACACCACGGACAGCGGAATTGTCGTCGTCACCCGGCTCATGCACAAGTCCGGCCAGTGGATGGAAAGCCGTTACCCCATCGCCTATGACAAGCCGCAGACGATGGGCAGCGCGTACACCTACGCCCGCCGCTACTCACTGTCGGCCATGTGCTCAATCAGCGCCGATGAAGATGACGATGCAAACGCGGCGAACGCATCCACGCACGAAAAGCCCGCCGTCATGCCGTCCGTGAATGGCACATACGGGGCAAGCAAGGCTGCAAACCGTGGCGCATATGATGCCTTCGTCAAGGCCATCAGGAGCGCCCCCACGGTCAAGGCGTTGGCCGATTGGCACAAGAACAACGTGACAGAGATTGACAAGCTGCCCGCTGACTGGCTGGACGAATTGCGCGTTGAATATGCCGACCGCAAGGCGGAACTTGAGAAGGTGCTGGCGTGAAGACTGACCGCGAAAAGATACCGCTCGTTTTGCGGCGCACGGAGCGTGGCCTAGAGCCTCGCTCCCGCCAGGCATCCGATCTGCTGGCGCAATACGCCGTTCATAGCGATGTGGAGGTCAGTGTTAAGAAGCGCCGTTCCCTGCCTCAACTGAGGCTCTATTGGGCGATGCTCCAGACGGTAGTGTCTGCCACTGACGCTTGGCCGACAGCCGAACACCTTCACGATGCGCTGAAACTTGATCTTGGATACGTGACGCCGATCAAGTCAATGGACGGTCGCCTGGTGATGATACCCGACAGCGCCGCGATGGCGAAAATGGACAGCGCCCAATTCAAGGCGTTTTTTGACGCAGCAGCGGCAAGGCTTGCCGAGGTGTGCGGATTTGATCCCGTTGCAGAAACACAGGAGGCAGCATGACCGACTTTGACAATACTAACAGAGGCGCACTGTTCAAAAACAACCGCAAGGAAAAGGACACCCACCCCGATTACAACGGGTCAATCAACGTGGATGGCCACGACTATTGGCTGTCAGGTTGGATTAAGGAAGGCAAGAGCGGCAAGTTCTTTTCCCTGTCCGTCAAACGCAAGGACGGCACCAGCGCGAGGCCCGATCCGGCTGCGGAGATTAAGCAGGAGGTCAGGCGGGTGTTCCCGGATGCTGAACTGAGCGACGATTTGCCATTTTAGCCATGAGCCGCACCTTTTCCAAACCCATCAAGCGCGAGGCGCTTCAACGCAGCGGCAAACGATGCGAGGCATTCGGTGAACTATATGGGCTTCCTGCACAAATCCGCTGCGGCGCTGATCTTAGCTATGGCGTGGAATTTGACCATGCAATTTTATGGGCCAATAGTCGGGACAGCAGTCTTGACAATTGCCTGGCTGTTTGCCCGTCATGCCATCGCTTCAAGACGGCGAATCACGACACGCCGCAAGCCGCGAAGACAGTCAGGCAGCGAGACAAGCATTCCGGTATTCGCACCACGCGCAACCCGCTTCCCGGCTCGCGGGCCTCGAAATGGAAACGAAAGATGGACGGGAGTGTAATTCCGAGATGAGCCGCCGCCCTGCGACATTCACCAAGGCCGACCTGGCCCGCGCGCTGACCGTAGCGCGTGAGCACGGCATGACGGTTGAGGTCCAGCAGGACGGGACGATCCGCATCGTTCCCGTGGCGATGCCCAAGGGGCAAGTTGACTATCAGGGCGAGATAAGACTTTGATCCAGCCCATGCCCCGCAAATTGCCACCGCATGTCCAGATCGAGCGCACCCGTCACGGGAAAACGGTCTACTATTTCCGCCGCTCCCAACATGCGCCTCGGATCAGGATTCCCGCGCCCACTGAGCCGGGTTTCCGTGCCGCCTATGCTGCCGCCCTCACCAATGCCGAGAAGCCCGCCAGCAAGGCCCACAAGGGCACGCTGGAATGGCTTGTGGACGCATACAAGCGCAGCGCCCATTGGGCTAACCTCAAGCCGTCCACAAGGCGCATGAGGGACAACATCCTCAAGCGGGTTGTCACGGAGTCGGGGCAAGTGCCGTTTGCCGCCATCACCCGCCGCCACATCAACGAGGCCGTAGACCGCCGCCCGCCCCATGCCGGGAACACGTTCCGCAAGGTCATGAGCCAGATGTTCGCTTGGGCCGTGTCCGTCGATCTGGTGCCGGTCAACCCGGTTCAAGGCGCGACCCGCCACAAGATCAAGAGCGATGGCCACCACGCTTGGACATTGGAAGAGGTCGCCCGCTTCCATGCCCGTTGGCCGGTTGGCACCCGCGAACGGCTTTGCATGGACTTGGCGCTGTTTACCGGCTTGCGCCGCTCCGATCTGGCCATCCTTGGCCGTCAGCATGTGCGGGATGGCGTCATCTCAATCCAGACGCAGAAAACCGGGGCATGGGTGCACGTCCCGATCTTCCCGGCCTTGCAAGCATCTATTGACGCGGGGCCCCCTGGGGAACTGGCCTTCTTGCCCTATCGGAGCGCCGCTTCGTTGGGAAACTGGTTCCGGCGTGCCTGTGTGGCGGCAGGGGTTCCAGGCCGTCTGCACGGCTTGCGGAAGGCGGGGGCGACCATTGCGGCAGAAGGCGGGGCCACGGCGCACCAGCTTATGGCGATGTTCGGATGGTCAAGACTGGAGGAGGCTGAACTGTACACCCGAGAGGCTGACAGGCGGCGGAATGCGGCGGTTGCGGCGGGGCATATCGGGAACGCATTTCTCCCGCACCTCACACCCAACTCTCCCGCACCTGAGATTAAGACATTGAAACGAAAGGACAAAAAATAGCGATGGCGACCCCGGTTGAACTGAAACATCATAGCGCGGTCAATGACTTGCGCTCCTGCACCTTGTTTAAAGGCGGCATTGAATTTGTTTGGGGTTCTTTCGAGGCTCCCGCACCTAACAACCAATCATCAACAGGAGAATGAACGATGGCTAACGTGATTATTGACGGCGTGGAATATGCCCCGATTAACAAGGCAAGCGGCAACCGCGCCGTGGTGGTGGTTGACCGTGGATGGATATTTGCTGGCGATGTGACCCGCGAGAACGGGCGCATCCGGCTGTCCCGCGCCCTGCATGTCTTCAAGTGGGAAAGCCTTGGGTTTGCCGCGATGATTGACGCCCCGAAGAAAGCTAAGGCTGATCTTCGCCCCGTTGCCGATGTTGACATTCCCGAAGGCGCTGAAATTTTCTGCGTCCCGGTGCCTGCGGAGTGGGGGCTTTGATGGCCCCCACTATAAGGCCAGTCGGCTACGGCGACGGCAACGGCTACGGCTACGGCTACGGCAACGGCTACGGCGACGGCGACGGCTACGGCTACGGCGACGGCTACGGCGACGGCTACGGCAACGGCAACGGCAACGGCTACCGCGACGGCGACCG